AATCCGATTTGATACTTTCTGGCCGTTTCGCTTGATGCGGCAAGCGTCAGCGCGTACCCTGTGCTGTATGTCCCAACATCAACAAGTGATGTCCCTGCGACATGCAAGGTGTTACTCGGACTCGCCGTCCCAATGCCCACACGATTGTTCGCGCTATCGACCTTCAGCGTGGACGTGTCCACCGTCAGATCGCCGCTCACCGTCAGGCTCGACAACGTGCCGACGCTGGTGATGTTCGGCTGGGACGCGGTGGAGAGGGTGGCCGCCACGTTGGCGCTGAAGGTTGTCGCCCCCGTGCTGTCCGCAATCGCAATCGCCTGCGTCCCGTCCTTCGCCTTGATGTTGGTGACTTCCAGATTGGTCAGGTCCAGCGTGGTCGCATTGACCGCCGTGGCCGTGATCGTCCCGGCGCTGAAGTCCCCGTTGCTGTCGCGCAGCACGACCGTGCTGGCGGTGTTGTCCGACCGCTCCACGATGCGGGGCGTGGAGAACTCGACGTAGTAGACGCCGTTGCTGGCGTTGGCCCGCAGCACATACGCCACCGGCTGGTAGTTACCGCTGGTCGGCTTCGTGCTGGTAAACCCGCCCGACCCGTTGGCGTACAGGATCGTCCCGACGCTGTAGGCGGCGGTGTTCACATCCTGCACGATACCCGTGTTGGTCGCGTACCCCAGCGACCCGGAGGTCACGGTCGCCGTGATGACGGCGAAGGCGGTGTCGGCGGCGCTGGTCGTCTTGACGACTTCCGGCAGATCCTGCCCGTTGTTCCAGCCGGTGACCTTGACCACGTCCCCCTTGACCAAGTTCTCCCCGGCCAAGACGGTCAGGGCGATGTTCTCGCTGGAGACGGGATGCCAGTGCGTGCCGTCGTCAAACCACAGCGTGTAGACCCCGGAATCGTCCGTGATCCACTTGCGCCCCGCCGTCCCCGCCACGGGGCGGGAGGCGAGGGTGGAGGACTGGACGTGGATGCCGGGGTCGGCATCGTGGTCGTTGTAGGAGGACCGAACGGTGTTGTCGTTGCCGCGCACCGTGTTCGCGTCAATCGGCGTGGTGCCGTTGACCGGACTGGTGAACGTGGCGACGGAATGTTGTGCGACGGTGGTCGCCATAGACTATCTCCGGCTGAGAGAAAAGGCTTCCAACTGAAACCGACTGAAGACCGGCAGCGCCTCGCCCGAGTCGATAATGCTGATATCCACATAGTAGCCCCACCCGCCCAGGGGGATGCGGTAGGACCGGCTGCCGGCCCCACCCCATGTCCCCTGCCCCCAGTAGGTGCCCGCGCCACCCCACGTTTCGTCCGTGGAGGGCGGGAGGGAGTAGGAACCGAAATTGTCGCCCGTGTTCCACTCCACCCGGCACTGGTCGGAGCCCTTGAGCTGGGCGGTGAGGTAGCCCCACCGGAGCGACTTGGTCAGCGCATCGTCCCCGCAATAGAGCCGGTGCAACTGGACGGACATGGCGTACCGCGTCCCGCCTGTCCCGTCCGCCGCCACGTTGTCCTTGTAGACCCCCGGCGCATCACAGAGCGAGACCCAGCCGGACGCATCCCCTTTGAGGACGACTGGCAACCCATCCGCGTCCAGCGTCTCAAAGAGGGCGGTGGTGTCGGGGCTGGTATAGGCGCCATCCCACGGGCCGCTGAAGGCGTTCAAGACGGTGTGGTACTGGTAGCAGCCAAAGCCGGGCATGGTGATCCACAGCTCTTTGGTCGCCCGATTGACGATGGCGCGGATGTTGGCAAACTGGCTATCCGACAGTTGCCGGATGATGGGGAGCAGCGGGTCCGGCTTGTCCGGCGTCCCGACCGGCGCGACCTCCGCCTCGTTGCAGCGGTACAACCCGCGCTCCGAGATGAAGAAGGCGACGTTGTTGGACGCCACGATGCTGTCCGGCGCAATGGTCCCCACATCCGCCGTCACCGCTGCCGGGGCGACCGTCAGGTCGTCCTGCCCGTAGCCGGTGAGGCGGGAGATCCCGCGCCGGTGGAAGATGAGGAGCGAGGTGTTGATCGACGCCAGCCCGACGACCTTCTCGTCCCCGAAGGTGCGGACAATGATCTGTCCGCCCCCGGACCCGCCGTTGCCCAGCGAGTCGCCGTTGTTGAGATCGGAGTAGAAGATGCTGTCGGGGTAGGTCGTATTCCCTGCCGCCCACAGCCGCTCGTTGTGGACCGCGATGACATCACAGGCCACCGTGCCCACGATGTTCGTGGTCAGCGCCGTCCCGCTCCACTTGTTCAGCGCCCCGCCGTCCGCGATATACACCACGTCATTCCCCCCGCTGTCCCGGAACTGGGCGAAGCTGGGGACGACGGTGGTGGAGAGCGCCCCGGACTGGGTCGCCCACGTCCACGGGAAGGCCCCGTAGGTGGTGGTGCGGAGGACGCCGTTGCAGACGGCGAGGATCTGTTCCGTCCCGCTGTCCTGCCGGAAGGTGAACCCGTTCAGGACGGCGGCTGCCGCCAGCGCGGCGGTGGAGCTGCGCTGCGTCCCACCCCGCTTCGTGACCGCGCCGTAGTCCGTGAGCCGGGCGTTATTCGACCGGCGCATCTGATTCGGCTGCAGCGCGGAGTCGTCGGACACATCGTTGAGTCCGCCGTCAAACTTCGGTTGCTGGTCCGCGAGGCGGACGCCTCCCGGCTCCGCCGCCATCAGCCGCCACTCCAGTCATACTTCTGATCCGGGTAGGCCATCATCGTCGGGTTGATCGTCCGGCGGCGCAGATCGTCCAGGAGCGACTGCCGCTCCTCGTTGGCCAAGGCACGGTAGTTGTTGGCGGCAGACACTTCCGCCCCGCCCTTCAAGAGCAGCTTGGCCGAGGCGACCGCCGTCAGGAGCAGCTCGCTGTTGCCGGGGAAGTCGATGACGGAACTGTCCGACGCCAGATCGCTCAGCGACGTGGGCTTGTAGTTGACCGCCACATAGATCGTGGTCCCGCTGCCGACCGGCAGAATCTGCACGTTCGTCCCGACATAGTAGTAGAGGCGAGGGTACGTCGGCAGATAGTTGGTGGTCGTGGCCAGCGGGACGTAGGAGAACTCCGTCTGGTTGTACAGGACGTTGCCGTCCGAGACGGAGAGAATGCGATAGAAGTTCTTCTGGCTGTCGCCCCCGCCGGTGGACAGGCTGCTGAACGGGATCTGCCCGTTGCTGTCCGTGGTCAGGGTCAACTGCTGAAAGGTGTAGAACGGGGCGGCGTTGAGGATGTTCGACCACTCCTCGTCATACACGCTGTTCAGCACGGTCTTGATCGTGTCGTCCGACCAGCGCGTGGACCCAACGGCATCCATGTACTCGCGGGTCAAGGCGATCAACTGCGCTCGGGTGACGGACGCCATACCGACTTACTCCCGGACTTTGGGGGGACGACCGCGCCGCTTCGGCTGGTTGGCCGGATTGGATGAGTCTAACACGTCCGCGATGGCGGCTTCCACGGCCTGCGCGGTGGGGGCCGTCAGATTGTACTGTTCGATGGACCGGGCGATGTTGCGGACCTCATCAGCCGGGTACTCCTTGAACGACCGCTCCAGGTACGGCGCGGCTTCGTCCGGCGCACAGGTCATCGGCAGGTAGCCGACGATGTCAATGCTCCGGTTCGGGTCCACCTCGTTTGACTGGATCATCGCCCACCGCCGGTCGTTCTCCGCCCAGCGCATACAGATGGCCCAGTGGGCGTCCACCGAGTCTACATAGCGGAGTTCCAGGCGGGGATGCACCTGCCGAAGCCGTCGCTGGATCTCCGACGACGGCTCCGGGGTGCCCCGATGGCTCAACACCATCGGCATGGCCATCAGTTCTGCACCAGCAGTTCGACGTTGACCATGAGATCGACCGCCGCCGTCGTCACGGTGTTGTTCGTCGTGACCACGAACTGCACCGTGTCGCCGGTGTCCAGCAGCTTCTCCGCGTCCGTCAGCGTGGTAAGCAGGGTGACCGCCGTGCCTTCTTTGGCCGTCAGCGCCTCCAGATCCACGTTGTCCGTCAGCGTCACCGCCGTGTTGGCGCTGGCGTCGTACTTCTGCAGCACGGCCAAGATCGTCCCGCTGGTGGACGCCGGGACGGTCCCCGCCGAAACCACCGCCCGGTTGATGACACACTTGGCCGGATGCCCGCCAAAGCTGTAGGTCGTCGTGGTGCTGTTGCCAATGGCCGCATCACACCGACCGGCCAGCAGATTGGGCATGATGCCAAACCGACCGGCCAACGGGCTGAAAAAGTTTCCCATCGCACACTCCTCAAGAAAGGGGTGAAGGGGAGGAGCCGAAGCCCCTCCCCGTCACGCAGGTTAGACGACGTGCGAGAACCGCGCCGTGTCGGTGTAGCCCGTGATCGACCCGTGGGCGTTGCGGGCGAGGCTGGCGATGTTGCCGTACCACGCATAGGTGGTCTCGAACGCATCCCGGCCCTGAATCCAGCGCCACGGCCCGGCGCCCTCGAACTCGACGAAGCCCCAGTCCTTGGCATCCACCCACGCGAGCGAGGGGATGTGGAGGAGGTAGATCGTGCCGGCGGGGACGTAATAGTCCGTTACCAGCGGGATACCGCACACCTGCAGCGCCTTGTACCCGCCCTTGATCGTGGTCTCGAAGCCGGCGCTGTCGAAGCGGCGCTGGGCCACAAACGACTGCATCAGCTTCTGGCCAAGACCCGGCGTGGTCATGAGCAGGAACTCCTTCGGACGGAGCTGGGCATCCTTGCCGGAGCGCCCGGCGATCCGCTGGATGAGCACCCAGATGTCGTCCTCGGTCGGCTGCGTGGCATCCGGGGTATCCGTGCCCGCGACCATCCGAATGCTGTCCCAGATGCCGTAGGTGGAGGCCGAGATGTTGTGCAGCGAGGCGTAGGAGCCGCCCCGGTTGGTGATGTTGATGAGGCCGTTCATGGCCGCGTTGAAGGACGTATCGCTGGCGGTCGCCTTCACGATCTTGTCCGTCGAGGCCATGCCGCTGATCGCGGTGCCAAGCGTCAGCGTGGCGTTATCGCCGCTGTTGACGATGGCGGTGATAGCCGACCGGCCCAGCACGGCGTTGGAGACGGAGGTGTCCAGCACGGCGATGTAGTCGCCCACCGAGAGGAGCAGCCCGCCCTGCCCAGCGCCCGACACCCCGTAGGGGGATGAGACGATGATTTCGGTCGTGCTGTTCACGGTGCCGACGAGCGCGACCACGCCGTCCGCCTTGTTGTGCAGCGCCTGCTGCATGAGGATCTCAGACGCCTGCTTGATTTCCTCCATCGTCTTGGTGGCGATGGTGGTGAAGGCGGCGTCCTTGGACTGGGTGCCGACGAAGGCGAGCCCGTCGATCTGCCGGGTGGTGTAGGCGCGAACGACGCCCACATTGCCCTGCACTTCGGTGGCCGTCGTGTCGGGCGGGAAGTACCCGCTCTGCGAGAACGTGGAGCCGGACGGACGCCCGACGACCACGTCGAAGAACACGTTGTTGCCGCCCCAGCGCATGTTGCGCGGGCCGCCCGCCTTCGCCTTGTTGAGCTGGGCGAGGAGCGGGGTGACGAGGTTCTGGACCTTCTCGCGGTACTGGGAATAGACGTTCTTGAGCAGACCCGTCAGTTCCGCATCGGTAATGACAGTGGGTGAAGGCATGATCTGAAGTTCCTATGGAGAGAGAATGCGTTATCGAAGGGAAGAAAGCACCGACGAGAGGGCGCTTTCCACGGCATCGTCCACGGAGTGGATCGGCTTCGGCTTGGCCGGACGATCCGGGGTGACCCCCGGCTGGCCGACCGGCTTGAGCTTCTGCCCGACCATACGCTTGGCTTTCTGCGCTTCCACCTGTGCCCGTTCCAGTTCCGCGTTGGCCTGCACGGCCTGCACGGGCTGGGCTCGACGGACATGGGCCGCTTGCGCCCACAAAGCCAAGTCCTCGACGATGTACTGCCGGATGGCGTCGTAGTGTGTCGGGGAGACATACGGTACCCCATTGGGGGCCACCTCCGCGACCGACCGCATCGCCATCTCCAGTCGAGACCCCAGTTCTTCCTCAGAAACCGTGGGCAGTGCCTTGCGAATCATGTCAAGGGCTGGCACGACTTCCTGCTGATAGAACTGCTCTCCACTGGTACTGATCTGTTCCAACTGGTGCTGGATCTGCAAAGACTCGATGCGCTGTTCGGCGCGTTCGGCCCGCTTCTCCGGCGTGTGTTCCGCAAGGTACGCCTCTTGGACGGCCTCCCGGAAATCTTCATCGGTCAGCAGCCGCTCCATCTGGGCTTCCCGCTCCATCAAGAGCTGCTGCGCCTGTTCGATCTGCGCGACGGTCTCCTGCTGCATCCGCTGCGCTTGGTCCTGATTGTACACGCCCCACTGGGCGAGCTTGACGACCTGATCCAGCCGGTCCTGTCGGACCTTGCCGTTGGCCTTGTATTCCACGATGAGGGCGGGGATTTCGACCTCGCCCTCGGCATCCATCAGTCGGAAGTCGGTCGCTAAGCCTTCGGCAACCGTAGGGACCGCCACGTACCCGTCTGGGAGGCTGGGCGTCTCCGCTCCCGGCTCATCACTCGCGGAATCCGCCGCATCTTCCGATGACGCAGCGGCAGGCTCAGCCACGTCGGCTGAAACCTCGGCATCAGCAGGCGGTTCGGCAGAATCCGGAACGGGCGCGGGAGGGGCATCCTCAACCTCTGGCTGGGGGACGGGCAACGCCGCCGAAACGGCTTCGTCGATGGCGGTGCTGATGTCCAGAACGGGTGCAGTCATACGGGCGTCCTATTGCTGGCGGGAGAGGATGTCCGCTTGACGAGCCGCCAGCTCCTCATCCGGGATACCCGCCAACGCCTGCTGCATCAGGGGCGCGACCCCGATGGGCGGGTTGTTGGCGGCGAGAGGCAAGTTGCCCGGCGGCATCGACGGGACCGAAGCGGCTGGGGGTCCGCCTTGCGGCGGGCCACCCGGTGCGCCTCCGGGTCCCGGCGGAGCGCCGGGGGCTGGCGGCATCCCTCCGCCCTGTTTCTGTCCGGCCTGATTGGCCAGTGCCGTCCAGCGCTCCTGCGCGGCGGCGATAATCTCGGGAGGCAGGTCGTCCTGCAGCAGGATCTCCCGCTCCAGCACGTCCTGATGGATCGCTTCGTTGTCCTGCCAGCGCAGCTCGGGCACTGGCGATCCCAGCCGAATGGCATCGGCAATCCGACGGGCACGGGCTTCCTGATCTTCGTCCGGCGACTGGATGTCCCGCGCCACGGCGAACTGCTGCCGGCGGCGGTATTCCTTGAGGTCGATCACGCCGGTCTGCAGCCAGTTGTCCAGGAGGTACATCCGAAAGGCCATCGGCATCGGCATCATGGACGCCTGCTCCACGCGCACATCCGACTGGCCGTCAAAGTCCGACGCACTCACGGCACGGGCCAGATCGGGGCGGCCTTTGCCAATGGCGCCCAGGGAGCGGGGGACATCGTAGCCCCACGCCATCCCGGCCAACGTCACCTTCGCCCAGTCCGTAAAGGCATGGGCCATCGCGGCGACGACGGGGCTGAAGACGCGCTCCAACTGCTCGCGGGTGGCGATAATCGCCCGGCCCGACTCGCCAGTCGCCTGTCCCCGGCTGACTTGGTTCCACCCCGAGGCGTTCTCAAACGCCTGCCGTTCCAGCGCCAGCGCCTCTTTCACGTCGGCGCCCACGGAGAACCCGTTGACCGGCTGGATGGAGTCGGACATCGACCCAGCGCCACGGACTTCGATCATGGAGGTCACGCCGCCCATGAACGTCTCGGTGGCAATCGCGTTGGGGCGGGTCAGGAACCGGCCCCCGGCGTTGACGCGGATGTTCTCCACCCACTTGGAGAGGAGCGCATTGACGCGCATTTGATGGTCGATCCACTGCTCCATCACCGGGCGGGGGAAATAGGACGGATCGCTACTACCGTCCCGAACCGGGACCACCGGGATCACACCCCAGAGCAGTGGGGCTGGGCCAAACACGACCTCGTCCCCGACCACCACCATCTGGAGCCCCTCAGGGAGGACATCCGGATGGGGCGCCAAGTAGACGGTGAAGCGCTCGGTGACTTCCTCGTCCCGAAGCCGCTGCCCCTCGCCAATCGTCGTCTGCGTCAACACCCACGCGCCCATGCCTTCTGAGCCGCTGTAGGTGGGCGTATTGCCCGTATTGAGGCTGGAGGCGCTGGCATCCAAGCCGGCAATCCCGTACCGGAACGCCGCCTCCTGCCGGGCAATGACTTCCCGAATGACCACCCAGCGGGGCGCTTGGGTCGCCGTCGCGTTGGGCGACACGCGGACCTGCTCCACGCGGAGGGTCTGACAGCCGATGTCGCCCAGCGGCTTCCGCTGCCCCGGACGCTCGCCCAGCCGTTCATCCCACGGCCCCTTGTCGGGATCCCAGTGCATATGCCAGAAGCTGACCCCGTCCGTCTGCGCCCAGAAGCCGGCTTCGCGGGCGACGCGGATCATGTTCTGCTGCTCGTACTGGTACTCCAGCGCGAGCTGCTGGGCCTGCGCCTTGCGCTTGTCTTCCGGGTCTTGGGTGGTCGGGGTGACCGCAAACCCCGGCTTCTGGTCCATCATGATCTGCAGGCGCTGGTCGAGCGCCTTATCCATCATGTTGTAGACCACCCGCGCCGCGTCCCGAGGACGGGACGGCTCACGCCACGGTCCCAATCCCTGCGCCGAAATCCACTGCTGGCCGGCGCGGAAGAGGCGGTTCCGCTCGGCCAAGTGGAGGTGCATCTGGACCGACTCCCGGCGGGAGTCCCACAGGCTCCGGCACCACGCGGCCCACGCCGGCATATCCTCCCGTAGCGCCTCATCGGCCAGCGGGAAGTCATAGCCGTAGAGCGCCTTGGCCAGCGCGGCCTCCCGCTCGGCCATCGGCTGGCCGTTCTCTTCGGGCGGGTTGGGCGCCATCTGCTCATTCGGGGACATCGGGTTGTTGGACAGGCCCGCCATGATCCGGGCCATCTCGTCCTCCAACACCGCGCCCTGAAAGGCCGGATCGGCCATCGGGTCCGCTTCAGGCGGGAGCATCGGGGGCATCGTCATGCGTCATCTCTCCGGCCAAGGCCCATCGCCATGCGGACTTTATTCCAGTCCCGATACTGTTCGTACTTCTCGCGGATGACGCGGGTCAGCTCTTCCTGCGCCCAGACTTCGTTCTCCTGCAGCGCCACCGCGATCAGATCCTCCGGGATCTCCACGGCTGCCGGAACGCCGGGCATCGACGGCATCGGCTCCGGGCGGCGAGTCTTCACTTCGCTCACCTGCTCCCACGCCGATGCCAGCCGGTGGACCGCAAAGAGCAGCGATCCACTGACAATCAGGGCGACCAGCGGCGCGTCGGTCATGGTCAGGCGAAGATCGTGAAGCCGCGCAGCACGACGGTGGACCGGGTCACCCCGCCGACCGCCGGGCAGGTGATCGCCGCCGCCACGTTCTCCCCACACCGGATCGGGGCGCTGAAGTTGACCGCAATCGGGGCAAACGCGGCGGCGGGCAGTTCGACCCGCTCCACGGTCGTGGCGCCGTTCGTGATCGTCACACTGACGGCAGCGGCAGGCGCCGCGCCAGCCGAGACGCTGTAGCCGGTGATGAAGTGGATCTGGCCACTGACGGCGGCTTTGGTCGCTGTCGCGGCCACGTTGGTGTTCTGGGTGGCCACTTCCGACCACTGGGTAAAGTTGCGTCCTGCGGTATCCGCCATAACGTCCTCAGTCGGTTTGGTTCCGGCGGAGCCGGGTGGTCAGGTCATCTCCCGGAGCGGGAGGAATCAACGACGTACTGGTACTCCCCGCCTGCGTCAACGTGCCCGTCACCGTCTTTGACACGCGCACCGCGCCACTCAAACTGGCGCTTTGGGTCAGGGCGCCGGTCAACGCTTTGGCCGCCCGCAGCGATGACGCGGTTGTCCCGCTCATCGTCAGCGTCCCAGTCACGGTTCTGGCAAATCGGCTGAGTCTGGTGATCGCACCAGCTGCTGTCAGCGTCCCGGCCAGCGCCCTCGTATTTCGGCTGGTCCCAGCCAATGCGCTGTTTGCTGTCAACGTCCCGATCACCGCTCGCGCATTCCGGCTGGTCCCGGCCAATGCGCCCGCGTTGGTCAACGTCCCGGTCAGTGCTCTCGCCGTTCGCGCCGTCCCGGCCAGACTCCCCTGCAACTCCAACGTCCCACCGACCGCTTGCTGAATCGGGCCGGTGCCCGGTGTCGGGAAAAGCAGCAGGAGCGACATGGCTTATTCGACCGTGAAAACCAGCACGACGTTGACGTTGCCGACGCTGCTGTTCGTGGTCTGATCCAGCTTGAGCCCTTCGTTGGCGCGGATCTTGAGCCCCTTCATCGCCGCCAACTCTTGCGTCTGCGGGATGTGATTGAGGCTGCTGGCCATCGCGGCATACGGGAACGTCTCTTCCGACGCGCCGTTCAAAAACAGCGTCACGGTCGTTCCCGTTGCGCCGCCCGTTGGCTTGAGTCGGCAGGTCACCTGTGCCGGCAGTGCGGTCGAATCCAAGTCAAACGCCTGTGGGGTCAGCGTGGTCCCACCAGTTCCGACTGCCGTCGTGCGGATGACTTCATATGTCTGCCCCACGCCGGTCACGGCGGTAAGCGCCGGGATGACATAGCAGCCCACCACGCGCAACACCACGCCCGATCCGGTCGCGTTGAACAGGTCGATCAGCGTGGTGCGGGCCGCCGCCACATGCGCCGTGTTGCCGGTGCTAACGACCCACGTCGCCTTCGTCCCTTGCAGGTGCCCGACTGAATCGGCGGTGACGACAGCCTGATACTCCTTCGTGCTCACCAACTGAGTGGCGATAGACGCCCCAGATCCGGGCGTGACCGCAACGGAGTCGTTCGACAGCGCCATTACGTCCCCGTACTGACGGTCAGGGTGTACGTAAACTCAATCTGCGAGCCGTTGACCACCGGAATGGCGGTAAACACCGACCGATCCAGCAGCACGCCGCTGGTCGAGGCGGAAAAAATCCCGTGTTCCGTGATATTCTGCGAGGTCGTGTAGGTAATCGTCGCCACCGTCCGGTATTGCGTCGCCGCCGGCTCACTTTGCGTCCCGGTGGCCCGTGCCGGACCGGCTGGCGTCTGCAATCCGGTGTCCCCGGCGCTTTCGGCGTTGGTCCCGGTGCCGGAATCGTGGAAGTTCATCGTTTCCAGCTCGGTCAGGTTCTGGAACGCATCCACAATGAACCCGGCTCCCACGGTCGTGATGACCCGGCGGGATGCCACCCCGAGATCCGTCCAGTCGCCGTCCGGATTCCGGACTCGCGCCCGGAGTTCGGCGTTGAGCCCGATCTTGGCCAGCCGTTTGGCTTCTTCCTGCCACCCGCGCAGCCGGTGCGGGACGTTTTGGAGCTGCCACAGCCGCCGGTTCATAACGCCCCCCAGCATTTCTCCGCCTTGGCCACCACCTTGGCGACCGCATCGGCGGTGGTAGCGCCCGTCGCGGACAAGGTCGCGTCCGGGCGGATCAAGGTGATCTGCACTTCTTGGTGATCGGTCGTGATTTCCCGCAGATACGACGCGCCGTAGGTCGCGCACACCACATCCAGTGGGTGCTGCGGCTCCATCGTCGGCATCTCTGGCGCGTTTTCCCCCGGCGCCCACCACGTCTTGAGCCAGTTCAGCATCAGTCGCAGTCCCATGCCCGCAGGCTCTTGTTGATGCGCGAGTTGGGGTCGTTCGCCGTCTTCGCGCTGGTCAGTTTCTTCTTCATGCCCTTCATGCGCCGACAAAACGCGATGCGGCGCTTGGCGCTCGTCTCAGAACGGGCCGCTTCCGCCTTCTTCACGGGCGGCTTGATGTCTTTCCCTTCGGCGCGAAGCGAGGCGCGGCCCTTGTCGTTGAGCCCGCCCTCGGGATTCTTCCCTTCTGCTCGTTGCCACGCCGGGGTTTTTGCCACTAGTCCTCCTCGTCCTCCATCTCGTCCTCTTCCTCCATGTCCGACTCGTCTTCGTACTCCGAGTCGTTCATCCCGTCCTTGAGGAGGGCGAGTTCGGCCTTCAAGTAGCCGATCTTCTCTTCCAGCGCGGCGATCTTCTTGGCCTTG